GCTCTAGTTACGCTCTGTCAAATATAGAAAGATTGAGAAACGCCTGTGGTGTGGCTAATGAGTTGTCGGCTCGAGTTCCTTACCCAAATTACACCAAAGTGATAAAACGTATGGCTGGCATGCTGTTATCCTATGTGGGAGTTAAGACTAGAGTTGAGGGACCAGACGCGCCGATTAGTTATCTACATCACACACAGAAGGCTCATGCTAGGCGTTTAGCTTTGAAGAAGAAACTAACTACTAAAACTAAAAAGAGATTTACCACTATCGAAAATTTCTCAGACGATGTTGCATGGCGTAACGCTCATAACGAAGTTATCATACTTAAGATTTTAAAAGGATGTTGGTATTGCATTCCGAACATTGGTGTACCGCATTATCCTATGAAGTTTCACAATTCTATCAAACTTGATGACAATTGGTTGGCTTTTCCGTCACCATACACTCTTAAATGCATTAAGGATTTATGTCAGAAGCAGTATCCAGATTTAGTCAGTTGTGTTGAGAGGAATAAATCTATCATCGAGTCGTCACCAACTGGCCTTCTTGATCTTTTAAATACTATGCCATCTCTAATTAAGCGTGCTATTAGTGCCAAAATTCGTGCGTATGGTCTTAATACTGTCGTTGCCATGATGTTAGCTGATTCGAGACACATTCCAATTTCCATAGCTGATATGGTTGATCCTAAGCTGTTGAATTACTACGGTTTTTCTGAAGGGTACGCAATTGAAGAGTTGTTGAGAACTAAAATGGATAAATTCGAACCTGGGCCTGCGTTTCGCAATGTTGAATCCTTTGGAAACACTTTTCTTAATCGATCTAAAGTGAGTGCTAGTTATTTAGCTGACTATCAACTTAGGACAAAATACGGATTTACAGTCAGTGACACCGTTGCTTATTATAATCGTATTGGTTCTAGGATAAGGTCTGCTGCTGCTCAGAAACGAGATGTGGTCTCGCTTACTATTGCTTTCTATAAGGTATTTGACGACAGAAGTCTTGACACTACAATACCAAAGAAGCTTTTGGATCAATTGGTATATGGTGATTTCGACATATTTACTGATGAAATTCCATATGCCGGGTTCTGTCAGATTTCGACTTATAAGAATACTGGTTTCGGGTCCTCGGTGCCACCTCGATCACTTCAGGCATTGTATGTCGACATCTTCGGATTGCCTAGAATGCACGGTATATCTATCGACTCTATTCGTGAGAATATTCGGTCTTTGATATTAGTTGAAGGCGCTGCGGATGATGTTATTAATACATTAGCCCTGGTTTCTAGAAAATATGGTCGCCAAGCCTTAGATTTAGCTTATGATGTAATTGGAATTTCTAGGACTTTAAAAGAGAAATTGGAGAAATTATTTACAGAGTTAGGTTACGAAGCTTTCACATTTCCATATGCTCAGAGTCCTAGATTAGATTTCTTTTATAACTTCTCAGCGTCAGGGATTCCTTCACGACTCTTTGGCTTTAGGAAAAGTACGATTACCATGGCCATGCAACAAGCTATATATTTGTCAGTTGTTAAAGCACAGCCTTCCTACTTGCGGTGGCGTGTGTCTATTGCGCCGAAGGATGGGTTGACAGTCGGTTTGCAAACTTAAATTCTAGTCCGCAG